TAGTCTGTCTGCGAATACACTTCCAAGGTTACCTTTGAATTGTTCTTCTAGTGCAGCAGCCTTGTAAACTTCGTAAGCAGCCTCTAGGTCAGAAGCGCTAACTGAGTTAGGATGTAAGTATCCTTTTGCAACTTCGCCGCTTCCACCGCTGTTGAGTTTACCAATAGCGTTAGTAGATGGTGAGCCACCTTCTTGTGCACGACCCTTTACTTGGCCGCTGAAGTAATCTGCTCCATCTCCAATCTGTTCAGGTGTGCTACCAAGGTTAGCCTTACTAATGTCGTCAAAGTGAGCACGAGCGCCACCGATGTCTACGCCCTGAGATTTCAGAGTGTTTTCCATCCAGTTAAGGTATTCGCTAGTGATAACATCGGAATATTCTCCTTTTGCCATATCGCCGTGCATACCCTTTTGCTCATGCATACCTTTGTGTTCGCCACCATACATTGCTTCTTTTTCATCTTGGTCAGCCATTTTTTCACCTTCGTCTTTTTTGTCGTTTTTCTTGTCCTTAAAGTGCTCTTTAAGACCTTCAGGCATATCCTTATCCTCTTTTTCCATAGCGTCAAGTCTACCGTTCAATCTGTCCAATACACTAGACAATTCGCCTAATACATTATCGTCGTTCATAGATGTGTCCTCCTTCAATATACGGAATGTCGCCTCCGGGTTAATACCTTTTTCACAAATAGTAACCTCGTGCAATTCCAGTTTGGAGATTTCTGTATAGTCACCATGCTCTTGGTCACTTTTACGCATTCGCTTGAATGCTTGTCCTCCAATACTGAAACCTCTCAAGGCTCCTTTGCGAATTTGATTAGCGACTTCTCTCGCTTTTTCGATGTCGTCTCGTAGTTTGATTACTACAAACATCCCTGCGTCATCTACACCTGATTTCCATACACGACCATCAGAGTCAGTGTAATGTGGTATTACGCTACCGACTTGTATGTTAGAATGAGCAAGTTGGACATTCCGGTAACCCTCTGCTTTCATAAAGTCACCAAAAGCATTCTTGAGTGCTCCACGGGTAATCAAGTCACCTTGCTTGTCCACCATCTCAACAGATGCGTAACCAGCGATTACTAAGTCATTATCAGCCTTAACAATACTGATGGTCCCACCGTGGTTGACGGGGGAAGTTCTCAGTGCTGCGACTGTCGCCATTGTTTCAATACAGGCTATTCATACTATTTAATCAAGTATGGAGTATAGCCTTGTCTTCTGTTATTTCTAACTCTCCACCCTCTGTGGGCACAGTCATGCGTTTATCTTCGTCTTTTTCCTCTGTATCAGGCTCTATGGGAGAATCCTCACCCGGTCGTTTGCGATTATCATAATCAGGCATAGTTTTTTCATCATGCAAATTAGTTGGACCCATAGGAGATTCTATCGGAGTAGCGTATCCTATACCTAACCCCATAGCGCCAGTGCTCGATTGACCAACTGCACCTACTCCACTTTTCATAAATTTATCAATCAAGGTTAATCCTTTGACTAGAATCTTTTGCTTTTTTTTCTTTCTCCACCACTGTGCATCTTGTATTTTCTTAGGAGGTATGAGGGGCTTGCCATCTCCTTTGCTTTCATGAACTTCTTCTTTTACTTCTAAATCTGCTTTCAGTAAAGCACCAGCAATAGGACTCCAGTATACTCTCTGACTTTCAGACAGTCGAATGAGATAGTTATTCGATGCTAATGGACTATGGACAGTCCATGCTCCCAAAGATTCAGTGGCTTTGTAAACTACATCGCCTTGTGGCATTACCACTCTGATTCCACTTTTGGCTCTATGAACTTCGCACAACCATTGAATGTTATCTGACTTGGCTAGCATACCAAGTGTCTCTTGACTAACTAAGCCCTCGCCTTCTGCTTCTCCTTCTATTTCTGAACCTGTCAATGTATATATCGTATCATCTTCAGCAGATTCTACTTTACTCACATTAGCGACGTTCACTCTAACGTGGTCACCGACGTTATACTTGTCAGGACTATTGAAGGCTGCGCCTAAGTCCATGTAAGTTTCACCATCGGATTGAACTGCTCTATCCCCTATCTTGTCATCTTGTGTAATAGGTCCTGTTCCTAATCTGTAAGTGTAGGGTCCGCTTCCCCTTTTTTCCAATACCCTGAGAACCACATCTCTACCCGGCTTCAACATGACCCACTTTGGGTGACGCATTTCGCCAGCCATATAAACTGACTTTGCATCTCTAAGCAATATATTCTCATGCTCTTTTTGCAAATCTTTAACCACAGATTTCAAACCTATATCGTCTGACAATCTCGTGTCACTAGCGCTTGGGAGATGGACGTTCTCTACTCCTTCCATACCACCTCTAAGTATTTTGATACGGTCATCTAATGGAACATCGTGCACTTCTTTACCAGCAAACTCAATGACATCAAATATGTAGTATCCGTCTTCTAATTTAATTACATCAGCGTTGAAATCTTCGTCGGTTACCTCTTTGAAATTATCTTTATCATCATCAGATAAATCAAAACTCTTGGATGAAACTTCGTCGTCTTTCTTTTCTACAAATCCTCTTTCGCCTTCAGGCATGTGAGAAACTATCCAGTCGCCTGTAAATCCACGAAGATGCTCTAAATCACTTATGTTAAAAATGCGATGCATTGGTTGTAACAAGGGAACCTTACTACCAAGTTCTTTACGGATTATGTCAGGATTAGTTAAGTCTGCTAACCCTATTTCAGACTTAGTAGTGGAGTGAGCATCTTGGTTCCTAGTAGCATCTATACTATTTGGTTTTCTTTGAGCAGCAAATCTGAAAGGATTGTTGAGGCTTTCCCTTGCGATAGCGTGTTCAGGGTTTCTTAACATTTCTAACCATTCGGGAGGAAAGAGTTTTGATTTATCTGATAATGCTGCCTCCCAAAAAGACTCTAAGGGTTGCAACAGTTTTTGAGGATTGTTCATAGGGTCAACTAATTCTAACTTGACTTTACCCCTAGGGTTTATTTTGAAATTGAAATTAGGACGGAATAAATCACCTTGCTCGTGCCTAAACCCTGCCGAATCATATAGACTATGGACGGAATGAGAATTAGGCCCGAATCTATCAACAGGGACTCTGCCCATACCCCTTCTAGTTACACTAGTATCGATTTCTTCTACTTCAGGCATACCTACCAAAATAGAATCTAACATCTGTTTGGCTCTGAATACCTGACTTTCATTTTTTACAGATGACTTTCCGCCTGCTTTGGTTGGTTTTACAGTGTATTCGTTGTCTCCAATCTTACCCTTCCTCCTCAAAGTCTTTTCAGGTCCAATTTCTCTATCGTCCGAGTTGTTTGCAGTGTGCAATTTAACTCCGTATTTTTCAGGAGATTGGCTAAGACTCGATTCTAGTCTTTTCAAATTGTTAAACAATTCTAACCCCTTTTCACGACTGCGAAATCTACCAAGAGAAGTCAGGGCTTCTTCTATATTGAAATCAGGATACTGTTGTTGATAGTATTGCCTTATGGTCATTATAGGTGGAGAATAACCAGTGCCATTTTGCTTTATGGCATCGAGCATGTGTTCATCTGCTAACCTAGCCAAAGTATCAATTTGCCTTGGGTCATCTTTGTCTATACCTAATTTATCAGCAAGTTGACTTAGCAAGGCTTGTTTTTCTTGTGGAGAGTCACTTTGACTAGCCTGTATTAAACTTAAATTATCACTGGGAGTCAAACTGTTATCGTGGTTATTCAAATCTGTTCTGATTTGACCCAGTGCTTGTTGTGCAGAATCTCCTTCTTCATTGTGCTCACCGTGCCCTAAAGTGTGTATACCATGGTCTTGATGAGGTGCTTTGTGTAAATATTCGTTAGCCATTCTAGCCAACATTCTGACGTTGGCTGCTACTGTTTCAATTGGTAAGTTAGGGTTAAGAATCTCAGATAATATATTGGGGTCTATTTCATTTTCAACCAAATGAATCGCTGCATCTCTTATCGCTAAAGTGTCAGCATGTAATTTGTCTCTAAAGCGACTCACATAGGCATCTTGGTGTTTTGGTAGTCTTCTCATACCCACCATACCTAAACCTCCACCAAGTCTATTCAGCGCTGGCTCCAATTCACTTAGTTGTCCAGTTAGTTCTTTCAATTTATTTTGAACTGCGTCAGGGTCACTCATATCTAAGCCGAGCATGCTGCCTAATTCTGTGAAGTCTTTTTCACGTTCCTCACTAGTTTGTCGTTGCAAAGAACTAGTTTGACCTAACTCGTCAGCGACTTGCTTGATACCCCTACTTTGGCTGTCTCTAGCAAAGCCTTCAGGGTCTTGTAATTCAAATAACCTACTTTGTAAAGTAGCAGATAAATCTGACAAAGTGATAAATCGTTCTTCTTCTTCTGTAATAGGTTCACTCGCACTCAATCTACTGTAAAGTAATCCGGGTGGTTGTTGCACAATTCCTTCTCTCACAGCGTCTTCTGATACGAATTGACCATCGGATTCTAGTCTATTTTTTCTTCTCTCATATTCTTCTTTGAGTTCTTGACGTTTATCTTCGTCATCTGTGCGACTCAAATTAGTTTCGTATTCTTCTTTTAAATTAGATAATTCCTGCTCAATATCAAATTTAGAAGAAGTTAGTTGCCTTCTCTTGATACTTTCCATATCTTCAGGGTTCGCTAAGGGGTGATGTTCAAGGTGCTCAGGTCGCCTACTCATTTCTCTAGTTAGCGGTTGTTTCAAAGGAGACATAGGCGGTCTAGCAAATCCCAAAAGATAAGATGTAAGTTTGTGATGGTGAGCATTTCTGTTCCGCTGACCCATTTCATCGAATCTACCCGCACCGCTAACGAAGGGATTATGGATACTCAACCCTATTGAATCTCGACCAATCATCTCAGCATGGGCTGCTTGTCTAGCCTCCTCATCGTAATTACCTGACTGGGTAGCACTGTTGTATTCACCAAATACTTTGTTTTTATGAGCGCTGTCAACCGTTCCGCTGTGTCTAGCCATATCGAGATTTTCACCTGATGAACCCTTCTGACTTCTGCTAAAATTAACATTAGAAGGTCCCATATTTTTCAAAGAATCTTGAATGTCACCTCTAAAACTAACTTGGTCCATTTTACCTTGCCCAGCAATCATATTGAACAAACCTAGTTCAGGTTGACCAAAAGGACCTAATAGAGAAGATAACCCTGAGTCCACTCTTTCTAACTGACTATCTAATCTAACCCTAGGCATTATGCTATTACCAGTTCTTGAGAAAAATAGACTATGCTCTTGTGCCCCATCCATTCTTCTTTTCAGAGGAATGTCATCAGTCGAAGTTTCTTCTTCCCCGTATTCCTCCCTCAACATTTCTTCACGAATTTTACTTCGTATCTGCTCCTCTCTCTCATCTATTTGTGCAGCGGATAAAAAGTCCTTCTCATCATCTAATTCTGCTTGCAGTTGCCTAGCAGTTTTTTCTTCAGTCTGTGCCCCCTCGTCAGAAGCGTAGTCCGGCTCAAACAATACGCTATGATGATGTATCAAATCAAACAAATCATTAGGCATTTTACCTAATCCTCCTCCAGTATACATACTGTGCCAATAAGTAGCAAGTGTATTATCATCATCTGAGTAATCGTATTTGTCACCATTTATGTGATGACCATAATGCATGTAGCCATGGTTTTTACTCATTCTACCGGAGGCCGCTAGTTGCTTAGCAGCCTTGCCCCTGCTATCCATTATCTTGTCCACTTCTTCTTGAGAGAAAGGG